GACTTCGAAACTGTGGTGCAGGCTTACGAGCAGGCCAAGCAGGAGGAAGGCCGCGCACAAGCGCCAGGAGTCCCGCAGGCGGCCCAGCCGCAGCAGTTCTTCGCCCCTACCGCAGTCAGGCCCGCAGAAACAGGCCCGGAGCCCACCATCGGCGAGCGCATTGTGGGCGCTGGCGAAACCGCGCTGTCGCTGCTGACGGGCGCCGTGGGCGCCCCGCTGGGCATGATCCAGGGCACGGGCGCAGGGCTGGCCAGGGCGATCCTGTCGGGGCAGTTTGGCACGCAGCAGGCCGCAGGCGAGATTGAGCGTGCCGCCACTGAACAGGCAGGCCGGTTCACCTACGCGCCGCGCACCCGTGCAGGCCGCGAGATGCTGGGCACCGTGGGCGAAGCCGCCCAGGTCATCCCGCCCGTGTTGCCCGTGGTGGCCGCGCCTGGCGCTGTGCTGCAGGCTGCAGGGCAGGCCGCGCCGATTGTGCAGGCCACGGCCCAGCGTGCTGCGGCCGCAGCGGCGCCTGTTGCGATGAGCGTTGCCACGGCCCCGGCTCGAGGTGTTCGTGCTGCCGGCAGGGCTGTGGGGGTGTTGCCGCCTGAGACGGTGGCAATGGATTCCGTGGGTCAGACGGCATCGGCGTTGCAGCGTGGATCTGCTGGCGCGTCTGGGCTGGCAATGGGCACCGAGCGCACGGCTCGCGCTGAAATGATGCCGGTGCCGTTCACAGGGCCGTCTGCGCTGACTGCTGGGCAGGCATCACGGAACTTCGCGCAGCTTCAGTTTGAGAAGGAAGCGGCCAAGCTGGGCGATGTGGGCGCGCCGTTGCGCGAGCGTGTGGAAACCCAGACGGCAAACATGATCCGCAACTTCGACGCGCTGATTGACATGCCGAATCCGGTGGCCGCAGACCCGCGTGCCATGGGCATGGGCGTGGACCGTGCGCTGGTGAATCGCGTGGAGGTGCAGCGGCGCAGGATCACTCAGGCATACGAGAGAGCGCAAGCACAAGGCGAGATGCAAGACCCCGTAGAGATGGCTCCGCTGGCTTCGCAACTTAACGAGATGGTCCCTCTTGAGGGTCTTGTGAAGACCATCCCAGCTATTCGCGCAGAGGGTGTTCGTCTCGGTGTTCTTGGACTTGATGAGGCCGGAAACCTTGTGCCGCGCACTGTGTCGCTGGAGACGAGCGAACTCCTGCGCAAGTTTGTCAACAAGTACACGGACTGGGGTGACCGTTCTCAGGCAACTGTGGGGCGCCAGATCAACGCATCCATTGACGCAGCCACCGAAGGCGCAGGCGGCGAGGCCTACCGCGTCGCCCGCAAGCAGCGCGAGCGATTCGCCAACGAGTTCGAGAACGTCGGCCTCACGGCCAAGCTGCTGGGCACCAAGCGCGGCACCGACGAGCGTCAAGTGGCGTTCGGGGATGTTTTCGACAAGGTGGTCATTTCGTCGCCCGTTGAGGAAATGAACAAGCTGCGCAGCACGCTCTTGCGAGCTGGCCCCGAAGGCCAGCAAGCCTGGGCCGACCTAAAGGCTGGCGGCATCCGGTTCATCAAGGATTCGAGCCTGAGCCCTTCGCAGCGCGATTCATCCGGCAATCCGCTGCTGTCGCCCGACAAGCTGCAGCGCACCGTGCGTGCGCTGGACCAGGACGGCAAGCTAGAGGCGCTCTATGGCAAACGCCAGGCTCAGGTGCTGCGCGATCTGGCCGACCTGGCGACGGACATCTACACCGCGCCACCGGGCGCCATCAACACCAGCAATACGGCCAGCGCGCTCATGGTCGCCTTTGACTCGCTCGCTACTTTCGGGCTGACCGGAATCCCGGCGCCTACGGCCACGCTCGTCCGCGAGGGAGCGAAGTACGTTCGCAACCGCAAGACACGCGCCCGCATTGAGGCCGCATTGCGCGGCCAAGTGACGCCCGCAGAATAACCCCAGGAGCCCCCATGCCCGCCCTCAGCATCCAGCCCCCGTTTCCCATCTTCACCGACACGGACGGCCAGCCCCTGGAGAACGGCTACGTCTGGATCGGCACGGCGAACCAGAACCCGATCACGAACCCGATTGCGGCCTATTGGGACGCGGCGCTGACCGTGACTGCGGCCCAGCCTGTGCGCACGCTGAACGGGTATCCGGTCAATGCGGGCACGCCGGCCAGGCTGTATGTGAACTCGGATTACTCAATCCAGGTGCAGAACAAGAACGGCAGCGTGGTGTATTCGGCACCTGCGGCTACGGAGCGGCTGAGCGCTGATCTGGTGACGTTCATCCAAGCCGGCTCCGGCGCAGTCACGCGCACGGCGCAGGCCAAGATGCGCGAGACGGTGAGCGTAGAGGACTTTGGTGCGGTCGGTGATGGCGTGACAAATGACACGACTGCAATCTGGAACGCAATCATTTCTTTGCGCGCCAATCCTGTCTCGATTCTGGACACAATCGGCGGGAACACAATCACTGCTTATTCATCTGGCATCGTTTACTTCCCTCCAGGCATCTACAAGGTTTCACCAGACTCTTTGCAGATTTATCAAGACCTTGGCTTGACGCTGAAAGGCTCTGGCAGCCGACGCACTAATAATTCAGTGCGTGCATCGACTACCCTGCTTGTTAGCGGAACATCGTCAGGGTTTGGTATTCAAGCATACCGCAATGGTGGTCGCGGGCTGACCATTCAGGACATGGACATCTGCTACGAAACTTCAGGGTTTACGGGCAGTGTATTGGACATTTTAGATTGCCCTGGTGTGACTCTTAACCGAGTATTTTTGGGCACCTACGGATTGACCGCTGGAACACGGTTACAGACGGCAGCAGCGTGCCTTCGCAGCACTTACGACGAGTTCATGCACTTTTCGGACTGCGTGTTTGACGGTGCGGTAAAAGGCTGGTGGTCTGACGACACGCGAACGGAACTTGGGAATACGTTTGGTGGCTCTTTGACCAAGTTTGATTCTTGCGTGTTTTATGATTTTTCCGAGAACCATGTTTATCACAGCGGAACAAGAACAAGATTCGGTGTTTCGTTTACAAACTGCGCCTTTAATCCAATCTCTGTTTCTCCAAGCAGTACATGCCTCAACATGGACAATGTTGAAGGAATTTCCGTTGTCGGGTGTGGGTTCGCTGCTTCTGTTTCTGCCGCGCCTGCTGTGCAATGGCTTCGCTTAACAAACAGCACTGGACAAATCAAAGCAAACTTTATTGACGACCTGTCTCAAGCTGGGCAACTGAATGGAATGCTTGAGGTGTCCGGGAATCGTTTGTTTTGCACGAACGGATTTACCGTAACCGGAGGTGTCATAACCGGCAGTAGTAATGAGTTTTCTAAAGGCACATCAGGATGGATTTTTTCGCCAAGCATTGATCTTTCATTCAATGTCGGGCCTGATCTTTTTAAGAACGCCGTTACGTACTCGTATGATGTACCTTCGGATTCCGTGCTTCTTTCTGGAAATGTTAATTACAACTCAGCCGGCGACGCTTCGACATCTAAATTCCGAAACACATCCTCACGTGTCCGAATTATTGGTGTAGATCAGAAGCAATTTACGGTGTCTGGTGCAACCTATACGGTTTCAATACTGGACACAGGCCGGACTATTTTGGCGACTGGTGGTGCAAACCAAACGTTTACCCTACCGACGCCGACGCCGGGAACGGTTCTGTCGTTCTCAAAGCTGTCCAGTGTCGATCTAACAATCAACTGCGCTGGCGGCACGAACTTCTACGGCCAGAACTCGTCTGCGCTGACGAGCGCAAAACTCACAGGCGCAGCAATGGGTGGTCTTGTGCTGGAGGCATACGCCACTGTGGGCTGGATCGTAAAGTCTCAGGTTAATAGCTGGGCATACACATGACCCCCCGCCCCGCGCCCCACCTCATCCGCTGGTTCCTGCGAACCTTCGGCTACGGCGGCATCACGCTGCCGCCGTGGGGCGTGTTCATCCTGGCCGAGCGCATCAACGAGACGGCGCTGGTCAGACATGAGCAAGCCCACTGGCAACAGGCGCAGCGCATGGGCGTGATGAAGTTTTACGTCATGTACCTCTGGTATTTGCTCAAATTCGGTTATAGTCCAAAGCACCCAATGGAAAGAGAGGCTTTGGATGCAGAGCGTGGAGATCGACCAGATGGTCGGGCGTAGATTTGGTCAAAGAGTTGTCGTGCGACTAGCTGGTCGTGACAACTCCAGAGGGTATACGTACATCTGCCGCTGTGACTGTGGCCGAGAGGACACGGTTCGTAAATCGGCGCTGATGATCGGCAAAAGCATTAGGTGCCACGCTTGTTCGGCAAAGTTAACGCGGAATAAACGCACGCATGAGCTGTCTGGAACCCGTCTCTACAGCATATGGAAAAGCATGGTTTACAGAAGCACTCGAAGCTCGGTCAAGAACTATGCTGGGCGAGGCATAGGCGTATGCGATGAATGGAAAGACCCCATCAAGTTTCATGAGTGGGCACTCTCTTCGGGATACTCAGACAAATTGTCGATTGACAGAATAGATGTTGACAAGGGGTACTGTCCTGAAAACTGCCGTTGGGCGACCTTGAAGCAGCAAAGAGAGAACGTTCAGGTTCTGACGGAGACGAACAAGAGCGGGTATCGCGGCGTAAGCGCAAAGCATGGCCGTCCAGGAACATGGCTTGCGCGGCTTACTTACAATGGCAAGATCATCCATCTTGGCCACCACCGAGACCCAATCGAAGCCGCCATTGCGCACGACAGATATATCTTTCAGCATGGACTGAAAAGGCCGACTAACTTTACACTTCTGGAAGTCGAAGCACGCGAGGCTGAACGATGACGGACTACATCGGCCCTGAGCGGCGCAAGGGTGGCATCACCGAAGACCGGGTGCAGGTGCTCATCCAGGAGGCCGTGAGCAAGGCCCTGGCGGCGCATGAGCAGCACCTGACAACGCACATGGACAACCAGTTCAAGGCGCTGCGGCAGACGATCACCGATGCCTTCCCGAACGGCGATCCGCACGGACACCGCATCGCGCATGAGAGGGCCATTGCGAACGCAAGCTGGTGGGACAAGACCAAAAGTGATGCGTTTTCAAAAGTCACGGCCGCCGGGCTCTGGGCCATCGTGGTGTTCCTGTGTGTGGCCGCATGGGAGCACATCAAAGCGGAGGCGAAGAAATGAACCCCCTGATCCTTGGGCCGATCCTAGAGGTCGGCAAAACCCTGCTGGACCGCTTCATCCCTGACCCGGAGAAGAAGCGCGAAGCCGAGATGGAACTGGTTCGGATGGCCGCAGAAGGCGAGCTGAAGCAAACCATCGCGCAACTGGAGATCAACGCCCGTGAGGCCACGCACGCATCGGTGTTCGTGGCCGGCTGGCGGCCTGCGTTCGGCTGGTGCGGTGCGCTCGGGTTCCTGTACGCCACCATCGGACAGCCGCTGCTTGCATGGGGCGCTGCAGTGAAGGGCTGGCCTGCACCGCCTGCGCTGAACCTGGATCTGCTTTGGGTGGTCATCACCGGGATGCTGGGCATTGGCGGGCTGCGCACGGTGGAGAAGTTCAAGGGAGTGACCAAGTGAACTGGTCCGACTACCCCAACTTCACCGAGGCCGAGTTCCGCTGCCGCCACTGCGGCAAGCAGGAGATGCGGCCCGAGTTCATGGGGCGGCTTCAGGCGCTGCGCGACGTCTACAAGCGGCCCATGACGATTACGTCAGGTTATCGCTGTCCTGATAATCCCATCGAGAAGGCCAAAGCCACACCGGGCATGCACGCCACGGGCCTGGCCTGCGATGTGGGCGTGCAGGGCGCAGACGCGCACGAACTGCTGCGCCTGGCCATGCACCTCGGGTTTACCGGCATCGGGGTGCAGCAGAAAGGCGCGGGTCGGTTCATCCACCTCGATCTGCGGGCCACGCCGACGGTGTGGTCGTACTAGGGTGCAAAGACCATCGCCAGAACGGCCAAGCCGGCCACGCTTGCAGCGGCAACGCAGAGCGCGGCGATGATCTCGCCCTCCCAGAATTTGGCCCCGTAAAAGTCGGGGTCATCTTGGCCTAGTTCGGTGCAGGGCTCGGCGGCTTCGGGGTAACGACCCTGCTGGTCGCAGCCGTGGGGGATGCGTGGGTGTTTCATCGTCCAATCTCCTTGAACAGCAACGGGCCGGCGGTGTAGACCCACCGGAACTTGGTTCTCGCTGTCGGGTCGGCGCGCTTGGTGCGGGTGACCCAGCCTGTTTGCTCGGCGTACTTCAGCGAGGCGCCGACGTTGTTGGGCTTCATGCCCCACTTGATGCCGACGTCGTGGGTTGTCAGTTCCTCTTCGGGATTGCGGGCGAAGAACACCGCCACGTGGGTGACGATGCTCACGTGTTCCCCCGTGCTCTGATCGCAGCGGCGCACCTACGCGCCTCCATATCTTCGCGGTTGTTGTCGCCCATGTAGCGGGCGTCACACAACGCCGCGCAGGCTTCGCGCTCCTGCGCGGCGACGATAGCCACCATCTCGGGGTAACTGCTGTCCAGAGCACGGCGGGCAACCGACTCGGCAAAGCGTTTAAGCAGGTCCGGCTGCTCCCGCTTCTGCTCCATCGCAGCCCACCAACCCGCGCAGTAAGCGATCTTCTCGGCCTCGGTCTGGGCTTCTGGTGGAGGCTTCTGCTGCTCCAGCGCGGCCACCGCCTCGCGCACTCTGCGTCGGGCATCAGGTTGCGAAGCCAGCCACTTGCTGAGCCCCCTACAGTCGTCTTGTAGCAGGCCGGGAGGCCATCCAGTTTTACCGCCTTGCTCCGGCTGCTTCAGCTCGGCGCGGAGGGCATCAATGGCGGCACTGCGGGCCGCTGTCACAACGGCGCCTTCGGGCTCCAACCATGTCAACGCCTCCAGCGCCTGCTGCACCGTGGCGCGAGGCAGGGTTATCGTGTCAGTCATGGTTGTCCTCCGGTTCAATGGGCACCTCCACCAGCGGCTTGCCGCAGTAGCAGCAGTGCGTCATTCGGTTGTCGGTCGGGGTGCCGTCGTTCAGTTGGAAATAGCGATGCCTGCCGCACGACGCGGCCCACTTGTCGGAATCCTCGTCGCCGTCTTGGTACCAGTGGCATTCGTTGGGCTGCTCCAGCGCGGCGTGGAGGGCGGTGATTGCTCGCCATCGTTCAGGTCTGTTCGCCTTTTGCGTAAAGCCCCATTCGTCTGCCATGAACTCCAACGCCGCCAGCGCCTGCTGGGCGGCGGTTCTCAGGTCAGTCATTGCCCCTCCCCCGCCATCTCCAACTGCGCTCGCAGCCGGTCAATCCGCGTTTCGTGATAGGCGACCATCGCCGTCGCATAGTCGCGCCCGGTCTGGGCTTCAAGCAGGCCGCGCCTGGCCTCGTCCAATTCGCGGGCGATCAGTTCCTCCTGGCTCGGGGTGCGGAAGGGGTTGGGAATGCGGATCATTGGTGGACTCCTGAGATGGCGCCGATGCGGCGCGCGTAATGCCAGATGCTGGGGGCCTGTTCGATGGCCCGTTGCAGGGCTACCGAGTCAGGCTCGGGCGGCGGTGGTGGCGGTGCGATGCGCCAGCGTGCCCAGCGGTTGCTGCTGGACGGCACGATCAGGCCGGCCCGGTGGAGCTGGTGTAGGTAGGTTTTGGCCGTGGCGGCTTTGCAGCCCAGGCGGTAGGCGATGTCGGCCATGGCCACGGGCTGGCGCTCGCGGATGATGGCTAGGGTTGCGGCTACGCGGGGACGGAGGGGGGTCATGCGGTTCTCCTCGCGCGGATGGCGGCGGCGTAGGCATCGCCCGGATAGACTGGCTCAACTCCCTCCTTCGCAAGCTGACGCGCCAATTCCTCGCACACCCTAGCGCAGGCTTCTCTTTCCTGTGCGCGAACAAGGGCGGCGAAGCGTTCAAGCTCACGAATCGTGTCTTGTCGCCATTGCTCACCTACAAGCGCGTCAAAGTTTCCAAGGATTGAAGCCTCTTGAGCCATGCGTGCTATTTCTTTGGCTGGTGCGGTTTCCCGGTCCGGTGTGCCGCCCACCGCCATCAACAGCGTCCCGTCTTGATCCCTCAGTTCCATCATTCATCCCTCCCGTTCAAATCGGCGCACACCTGTTCCGCACTGCTGCGCGTCAGGCAATCGGCCACCACGGCGGCTGACCCGTCCAGGCCAGCCAATCGGCGCACGACAAGCCAGCGGTCGACGGCCTGCTGCACCCGGAAAAGGCGCTGCGGCGCCACGGTTTCGGGGGCATCAGATCGGGTCATCTGCGGCCTCCCTGGTCTGCTCGGGCTCCTGGGCCGCACGAATCTGGCCGGCACGAACCTGGGCCGCGTCCATGGCCTCGGCGCGGGCTTCACGGTCCAGCGTGCGGATGGCGGCGCGCAGGGCGTTGAGTTCGTCGATGGTCTGCGCGGCGTCGATCTGGCGCATGACCTGGGCGAAGTCTGCGACCTCGACCACCGGCCCCATGTCGCGCTGGGCGGGTGCCGGTGCGTGGCCGGCGTCTTCGGCCTCCTCGGGCGTGTAGGTGCCGACCACCACGCCGGGGAACACGGTGCGGATGCCTTCGGAAACGCACCGGGCGCGCAACATCTGGCGCGGGTAGGACTTCCATGTCGGGTTCTTGGTCAGGCCGGCAGAGGTCGCCATGTCCAGCGTCCATTCCACCTCCACGCTGCCACCTTGCGGGTGGCTGAACGTGCCGACCACGCGCTTGTCGGTGTACTCGCCCCAGCGCACGCTGCCGCCTGCCGAATGGAAGCGGGCCAGCATGGCGTCGGCCTTGAGCGTTGGCCTGCCGTTGATGACATGGTAGTCACGGGCGGCGATGGCCGGGTGCAGCCCTTCAGCCTGCGCGATGAGCATCAGGGCCATGGCCTGGTCTGGGGTCTTGACGCCGAACAGGCCGGACTTTGCGACGGCCACGGCCATACGCTCGACTTGATCGACGGGAACGAGTGCAGTTGTCATGCAGAACTCCTGTGGTTACTGTGGTTAGAAAGACACCTTGGCACGCAGCCTGGCCACGATCTCGTCAGCCTCCGCGCTGAATGCGATGATCTCGCGTTCCATGCGCGCCTGGAACTCGGGGTTACCCTTGATGCGCTGGACGTAAAGCTGCAGGTCGGCGGGCATGCGCGGGTCGAAGCTGACGAAATCCGCCCACTCGCGGCCAGTCAGCCACATCTGGCCCTGAATCTGCGCCTGGTGGTCCTCGAGCATGCCGTTCAGCCACGTTTCGAGGTGGACCTGAGAACTCCAAGGGCACTTGATTTCGATCAAGCCGAACGCGCCATCCGGGTCCGTCTCGTCCGTCACCAGGCCGTCAGGCGACGCGCCGATCGGCAGCTTCGGGTGCGCCACGAAACCCGTCTCGGTTATCCTGGCGCTGGTGGTGAACTGGTACGCGACGCGGGCGGCGTCTTCGTTTTCGCGGCCCCAGCGCAGCGGTGCGGCGTCGGGCATCTGCACGGGCTGGCCCGTCAGGCGCTCGGTGACGATCTGCCAGAGGTAGCGCGTGCGCTCGGCGCTCGGGTTTCCCGGTTCGCCGGCCTTGGCCTGCGCGGCCGTGGGTTTGTTGCGGGCCAGGACGTCCTTGAAGCGGCTGGCGGTGACCTTGCCGGCACGGGCGGCGTGCCATTCGTCGGTGCGCTGGGTGTCGGTGATGATGATCATGCAAATCTCCTACGGAATTCAGCGGCTTGTGCGACCCACGCGGCACCCCTCGCGGCGACCCACGCGGCACCCCTCGCGGCGTCCCACGCGGCGTCCCTCGCGGCGTCCCACGCGGCGGCACTCGCGGCGTCCCTCGCGGCGTCCCACGCGGCGTCCCTCGCGGCGTCCCACGCGGCGGCACTCGCGGCGTCCCACGCGGCGTCCCTCGCGGCGTCCCACGCGGCGGCACTCGCGGCGGCCAACTCATCATCCGTGGCTTGTGCGTTGGCGTGTCGCTCTGCCACATCAAGGGCGGCCAACGAGCGCGGGTCGGTCATCAAGTGTTGCACCTGTCTGGCGCACCACACAGCGTACAGTCGTGCTTCGCGGTCGATGCCGTCGCAGGCGCGCAGGCACCACAATGCATCGTCAAGTCCGTTGCTGTTCAGAATCGTGACCAACGCCAACGGCTCGTCGTCGGCTTGAGTTTTGCCAAGGTGGCGTAGCAGCTTGGCCCAGCCTCTGGCGCACGGGCTGTGCGCTCGGATTTTGTTCAGGGTGGTGATGGTGGTCATGCGGGTTCTCCGGTGGCTTTGGCGATGGCGGCGCGGGCGGCGTGCCATTCGTCGGTGCGTTGGGTGTCGGTTAGGGTGGTCATGCTGCCTCCATGGTGGTGAATTTTGCGGACGCATCGGCGGCTGCCGAGCCCTTGGCCACGGCGGCGCGGAGTTCGGAGGCCAGCTGCAGGGCTTCTTGGTCGTTGATCCAGAAACTCACATCAAGGTTGCCGGCCCCTCGGGTGTGAATCATGATTGTGTAGTCGCATCCGAAAATTTTGCCGGACAGGCGGGATGCAGTGAGTGGGATTTTCATGATGTCGGTCCTTTCAAAACCAGTGGTGTGAATCGTCGGTGTCTTCGACCATGAGTTCCATGGCACGGTCGGCAATCCACCGCTTGTTGTCGCGCAGGATGCGGTCTTTCATCTCCATGCGGGCGTGCAGGCACTGCGCGTCGCTGCCGGTCAGCATCAGCGTCCAGAGCTGGTCTACCGTCGCTTCGCTCATGTCCAGGTCTTCGAAGCCGCGCACGTCGGTGGTGCTGCACTCGGGTTGCGTGATATGCGCGTTGAGCCAGTCGCTGGTGGTCCAGGCATCTGCCAGCAGTTCGTCGGCCGCATCAGCGCGGTGGCTGTCGCTGGGTTCGCGGTCGCCGTCCCAGCGCGGGTCACGCGGGTCGGTGCATGCCCCCCAGGTGGCGCTGTCGCCGGGGCCGTAGGTGGTGAGGTTTTGCATGGGGTGGACTCCTGTGGTTCAGATGAAGGCCGCGAGTAGCAGGCCGAGGGTGATGCCGAAGGCGGCGGCGAAGAAGTAGTCGATGGGGCGGAGGGGTTGCATGGTGACCTCAGATGGCCGCTGCGGCGGCTTCGATCATGGAGCGCATGGCGGCCGACTTGTAGTTCGTCAGCGCGGCTTGCAGGTTGTTGAAACGCTTGCCCATGCCGCGCCACACTTTGTGTGAAGCGTTCTGGTTGCACACTTGCACGTACCAAGGAGCGATCCAGATGTGCGCCGACTGATTGCCGCAGGTCAATTCAATCAGGTGGCTGTCGTTGATCTTGTCGTGGCGGGTGATGATGACTTGCATTTGCGTCTCCGGTTGCGTGTTGCGATGGAATGAATTCTGCTCTCACTGGACACCAATGTCCAATGCTTTCGACAATCCCGACAAAATCGCAGGGACATAAATGTCTGTTCAGCGATAGACATCTATGCCAGAATCCGCCACATGATTACCCGTGAACAACTATCCGACCTGCTGCGGCAGGTTGACGCGCAAGCGGTGGCCGACGAGGCTGGCGTGAACGTCAAAACGATTTACCGGCTACGGCACGGCTTGAACTCGCCCAGGCTTGAACTGGTCGAGCGCCTGGTGGCCGCGTGCCGCAAGCTCAAGGGGCGCAAGCCGTGAAACAAGGCGACCGCGTGCGCCTGTCAGATGGCCAGGACGCCATGGTGCTTGAGGTCAACGCGGCAACCCTGCGCGTGGCCCGCATCCGCCCCGATTGGCCGTTTCCCGGCCTGCCTGAGTCCGTGCTGCGCGGCACGGTCAAGCGGCTGCCGTCGCGGTATCTGCGGGAGACGCATGAGGATGTGGGGGAGGCGAGATGGTGAGTGCGCTGTTCGTTGAGCCGCAGGGGGTTTATTCAAAACTGGATGGCGTTGATCGTTGGGACGAAGCGCGTGATGCACGCAAGTACGCGGGTCCGTACCCTGTTGTCGCGCATCCTCCATGCCAACGTTGGGGGCGCTTCTGGCACGGCAGCACACGCAAGCCTCACCAGTTCAAACTGGGCGATGACGGCGGGTGTTTTGAAGCCGCATTGCATGCAGTGCTGCGATACGGAGGTGTGCTCGAGCATCCTGCGCATAGCAAGGCGTGGGACGTTTTCAAACTGCGCAAGCCGGTGGCCGGCGCTGGCTGGCAGCGTTCCGACATGGGCCACCCAAGCAGCGGATACTGGGTCTGCTACGTCGAGCAAGGCCACTATGGACACGTCAGCCGCAAGCCGACTTGGTTGCTGGCTTCAGGTCAGCGTCCTGGCAGCATGCCGGAATTGAACTGGACGAAGTGCGAGCAGCGACTTCCGTCTTGGATGATCGAACGTTACGGATACGAGAAAGCTAGACGCATCGGTGTGGTGGCAATGATTGGTGGAAAGCACAAAACTGCTATCCGCAATGCAACACCAGAACCATTTGCAGACCTGCTGGTTTCTATGGCTCGATTGGCACAGAAGGATACGAGATGGTGACCCGAGGCCGCGAAACCCTTCGCGAAGTCATGCTTCGCAACCAAACCACGATGGATCTCTACGCGGCCATGAACAACAAGCCCCGCGTGCTGCTGGACATACCGCCTGAGCCGGCGAAGCGCGGGCCGAGGAAGGCGTCAGGACAGCCGACAGAGGCGCAGATCCTCAAGGCCGTCATGGCGCTGCTGAAGCGCCACCCGAAGGTCGCCAGCTGTTGGCGGCAGAACTCGGGCACGTTCCAGGAGCGCAACCGGGACGGGTCTGTGCGGTACATCCGGGCGAACACCGCCAAGGGGATGTCGGACATCATGGGCGTTCTGAAAGACGGCCGAACGCTGGCCATCGAGGTCAAGTCCGCCACCGGGCGCATGCGTCCAGGCCAGGAAGAGTTCCTGGCCACGATTCGCCACGCGGGCGGCGTTGCCGGGGTTTGCCGGTCTGTTGAGGATGCGGTGGCGTTGCTGGCATGACAGACCCGTTCAAGATCGACAGCCCGACCTGCATCAGCTTCAGCGGCGGCAGGACCAGCGCCTACATGCTGTGGCGGGTGCTGCAAAGCAACGGCGGGCTGCCGCCAGAGGCCGTGGTGCTGTTCGCCAACACCGGCAAGGAGGATGAGGCCACGCTGAGGTTCGTGCAGGCGTGCTCAGAGCGTTGGGAAGTTCCCATCGTGTGGGTGGAATACCAACGCGAGGCGCCCAAGTTCAAGCGCGTCACGTTCGAGACGGCCAGCAGAGTAGGCGAGCCCTTTGCCGAGCTGATCGCCGCTAAGAGCTACCTGCCCAACCCGGTGGCCAGGTTCTGCAGCGAGGAGCTCAAGGGAAAAGCCATCGAGCGGCTGCTGGGGCCAGGTGACTGGGGGACCATGGTCGGCGTGCGCGCTGATGAGCCCAGACGCGTTTCCAAGCTACGGGCGCGGGGGCTGCTGCTGCCTCTGGTCAGCGCGGGCGTGACGCAGGCCGATGTCCAGGCCTTCTGGCGCGCTCAACCGTTTGACCTGGAGCTGGAGTTCCGCAACGGCGTCACGGCGCTGGGCAACTGCGACCTTTGCTTCATGAAAGGCCCGCAACAGATCGCCGGCCTGGTCAAGGACAAGCCCGAGCGTGCCGTGTGGTGGGCGCGCCAGGAGGCATTGGTTGGGGCGACGTTCCGCAGCGACCGACCAAGCTACAGCGAGCTGCACCGGTTCATGGTGGACCAAGCCGACATGTTCAACGATGAAGGGACGCTTGCGTGCTTCTGCGGGGAGTGACAGCATGACCCCATCCGACACCTACCGCGCATCAGCCTGCGAAGGTAAGGTGGGCTTCGCCACGTTCACCCAGGCCCGCGCGGTGGCCGAGCGCAGCACCAGGCGCGGCAAGAACCGGCAGATTTACCACTGCGTCCACTGCCACCAGTTCCACCTCGGGCGCAGGCCGCTTAGCAGGCGGCTGAAGCCTGTGATTGAAGATTGACTCTATGCCGCGGCGCGGGCTTCGCGCCATCAACTGGAGAACCCAAGTGAAAAAAGCACTCACCCTCATCCTCGCGGCCACGCTGGCGACAGCGGCCTATGCTTCGTGCCGGTACTACACCGTAACGATCAACGGC